CAGCAACTCTAGGCTTGCCAACAGTTACATTAGATGCAGTAGACATATAAGCCTCCTCTTAATAATGGACAATATCAAACACCGCCTGGTATCTGTACCGCTTGGTGCTGGTGTCCGTAAAGTTATAGTCAGAATTGAGGCGGCAAGATCCAACTTCATCCAAAACCACGCTATTGTGCATTACTTGGATAATCTGTTCATTCATTTCTGCCGCCCTAAAAAGAGAGCCACCATAGCTTTGAATTACTAAAGTGGCTGTAAATATATGATTTTCAAATCCGCTACCAGTCTTTTCAAGTAGGTAGTATTCCTCCGGCTTATTCAACGGCTCCTCTGTATAAACAGGAATCTCCTGAACCGAATTCAAATAATCAAGATAGATTTTTTCAATCATTTAACCACCTACAATCTTTAGTAGCGTTTTGTTTTTCCAGTTATCCTCGGCTGCTTCCTCGGTTCCTGGATAGATATTTGTTAAAGCTGTAAAGCTAGCGTTATGTGTTCTGTATGCATAATCCGGATGTGCTGAAACGATGTTTTCCGCAGTCTCGTTAAGAACTTCATGCATCCATTCAGACTTGCAAAAGTCATTCCAGCCTTTTAGATCTAATACAAATTTCACTGATTTACTCATAACGTTCACACATGTAGATGTGATGCCACTCTGTCGGAACATTGGCCTCGATGCCAATCTGTGGAGTGGTGAACACATGGAAAGTCTCCCCAAAGAATCGGACATCCTGGTCTTGCCAGACATGCGTGTCACCTTTGGGGATTCCTAACTTATACACAGCCTTTTTTCCGTAGAGATCCAAGGTACTCACCACATCGTCAGCCGTTGCCGGATAGACCAGCACATTGCTCACTGTGGTTTCCTCTGGCTCATAAATAGGATTTCTGAACTCATCAATGCCGGTTTCCACCAGATTAATAAGAACAACATCCATCCCCTTGATCAATGCCATAGAAATCAATCACCCCGTATCTCTGCCGCCTCAAGCCAAGTCTGGCTAATTCGGCTTTCTTAATAAACAATCCACCGCCAGGAACCAAGAAAGTGCCAGAAACGGAGTATCCCAAAGCGGATTCAGACATCTGGCTCATTGGCTCTTGGTTGGTGGATGTCATGAGTGTTCTTGCTACTACGTCAACCGTGACTGCCTTGACTACTTCCGCAGAAACTTTCTCGGATGCAATCATTTCATCTAGATCACGGCCAACATTCCTTGCCTCCTGTCTCAGAGACTCGGAAACAACAGGCAACAGAGCCTCACACCGTGTCTGTTCTTCTGCTGTCATTTCTCTCCACAGCGTGGAGACATCATCAACGGTTGCATAACTAGAACTCATTTATCTTCAACCTTTTTCTTAGTCGTTTTTTTCTTTGGTGCGCTTTCCTCTGCCGGTTTGGGAGTGGTGGATTTCTCCACCGGCTCCCATTTACCGGACAGTTCGGATTCAACCTCAATAATCGCACCAGTTTTTTTGCTGCGATATTTCATAGGCTAAAACCTCTCAATCAGCGTACAATTGCAAAGCTGTCAGCATCCAGGATGCCCCAGCCGATGTAAGCCTCAGTGCGGAGAACAATCTGGTTCTTGCGTTTCAGATCGCCCAGGCCGTCCGGATCACCATACTGGATGACTTCCAGAGGAATGTTCTTTGCATAGCCCCACTTAAAGGCATTCTGGAAATCGCCAAGGATAATCTGGTCAGTGACTGCACCGGTTGCAGTGCCAGTGACGGAAACAGTGCTGTTGACATCGGAACCCATGCCATAGAATGCATTCGGATTCTGGCCGAAACGGAATTCCGGATACTGTGCAACACCATTGACCTTGATTTTGCTCAGAGCAGTACCAGCTGCCGTAGACAGTGCCAGACCGGTCACAGAACCATTGTCAGCGTTAACCAGTGCAACACCATCCTCAATGTTTACATCGACAGTTGCGGCAGCGTAGGTAACGAGATTGGAAACGAGACCGTCAAAGCTGTTGGTGGATTTAAAGGATGCATCGGCTCCGTCTTTCGGATTGATACCGTGCATGGCGGCAATGTCCAGACCTCTGGCAATCTTCTTGGCAAAGCCATCGGTGAATGCCTGGAGGTAAGGAAGCTGCTGTTCCTCGGCCATGCTAATGAACTCGTCAGTCAGACGATGCTGGTAAACGAATTTAACAGGACGGATGACCACAGATTCAAACTTGGCATCATGAGGCGGCTTGTTCTCGCCCTCGCCAACGATGGAAACCTCGTCATCCATGGAAAAGACCATTTCCTCTGTTCCAACAAAGGGAACAGGGATCTGAGTGGCCAGCTTTGCCAGGGAGGAATGACCCTGTACCTTGCTGAAAATGTCGGTAATCAGTTCTTCCGGCATGTTAGCCATGCTGCCGGTAATAGTGGTAATAGTACCCATGTTTTAATCTCCTTGTCTTAGATCGGATAGTAATGTCTTAAATGCGGTTGCCGTGGGATTCGCCTTGTTGTCACCGCTCGGCTCTTTACTCCCAAGTGGAGGAGCCTTTTTAGTGTTTCCAATCAGCTTCACCATTGCATCCGCATCTTTTTCGATTTCTTCTTTGTTTGCTCCGGCCAGACGTTCAGCCATCTGATAGGGCAAACCTTTTTCAAGTGCAACAGAGACTTTCGTGGAAGAAAGTTCCTGTGCCGCAATCTTGGCATTCAACTCATCGACCACGGCCTGATTGCCGTCAATAGTGACCTGTTTCTTTTCCAGTTCCGCAGTCAGTTCCTTGATTTTCTCATCGGCTTTATCGGCTGTTTCCTTAACTTTGTCGTAGTCAGCAAACTGCTCTCGCACCGCTTTCTCGGCACGTTCAATTCTCGCCTTGATGATTTTGTCCAGTTCCTCTTGAGTCTCAATAACTTTAAATTCTGCCATAATATGCTCCTCCCAATTACCGCTTGGTGTGCGTAGTTTTGTTATTAAAAAACAGCCATCATAGATGACTGTCAGTTAATACGTTATTCGTTGTTTGTGTGTTAGCTTTTTCTCTTTGCATTGCCAGTGAGCTAATATCATGCTGTCCATCAGCGCAATATCAGCACCAATCTCAATGGATTTATAACCGAAACCTCCGTTAGATCCGATTGCTCGATGCTCACAGTTAGAAACGATGTTGACCAGTGACGGTTGACCGGCATGGCATATCTGCTTTGCAAAAACCGATTGCTCAAACAGATTGTTCGCCACAATGATTTCTGCCGTGTTTGGAATGACCGGTTTCCGCAGTCCGTAGTCTTTCATTTCCTTTGCGAAAGTCTCACGGCCATTGGCTCCGTCCACCACCACACGCTTGATGCCAGCTTTGCGGATAAAATCGCAAATCCAGTCAGTGCCATCTTTCTGGCTCCGGCAGTCAATGGATTCCACAAACACTCTGTCATCATCAGTATGCACCGCAATTGACAGAGCTGTGTTGACTCCATCTATGCCAAACTTCACACCGGCAAACAATTCGCCTTTTAGTTTTGGTAGCTTATCAACCTTAAGCTCCATCCATTCCTGTTCACTGATGGCCGATTTGATGTTGTAGCGAATCCACAGGCCAAGTCTCTGGATGTTGAAGTCCAGGTCATCACCGGATATTTCAGCTCTGATTTTTCTTTCATTCAGATGGAATCCCATGGACGGATTGGTCTCATACCATGCATCCACATCATCCACATCAGTCAATGTTTCCACAGACCACTCAGCCCATCCGCAGTCAACAGATTCGCCAGCCAGGACGGATTCTCTGAATTTCATGAACACCGTACCGGCTGAAACGGTTGTTGGTGGAGTACCTAACATGATGGTCTGCGGATTCAGCGAGTCAGATACCACATATTTCAATGCGGTCTCTTGGTTGTCTGTGTATTCCTGTGCCTCATCAATGATCAGTAAGTCATATCCCTCACCAAGGCCACCAGATGAGGTTCTGGTACGAAACTCAATTTTTCCACCACCTGCGCAGTGCAGATGCTCCTTACCAAATGCCTTGAATGAGGATTCTACGATTATTCCGGCCTTGCTGCATATGTATTCCAGCCTCTCCCAAATAGCATGCGCTGTGGTCGTCCTGTGTGCTGTGTACAGGATTTTTTCGCCATTCTTAAGCCCCCATGCACATCGCATCAAAACGTCCTCTGACTTTCCATTTCTGCGGCTTACGGAATACCCAAATTTCTGATGCACCCACAGGCCGTCATCGTTTACTGCCATGATGTCATAGCACAATAGCTCTTGCCACTCGATGGCCGTTCTGTCTGTGGAATTATAGATCTCGATTGCTTCACTGCCTCTGCTCTCGGAATAAGGTAACACAACAGATTGGGTAGGAGTCTGTCTGCCTATTCTGTCAGACATCCCCATCCTCCTTTATCTGTTCTGCCTCCGTGATTCAGCGGCTGCCAGCCTCTCTCTCGGAGTCTGTCTCGCTCGGTTGCTTAGACTTCTCTGCCATGCGCTCATTGCGGCAGAGGCATCAGCATAATCAACCTTGCTGTGTGCGTTAGTGATGCGGTTCGCTTTTCTGTATAGCACCATGCACCGGCAATAATTGTGCCGTCTGTAAACATCATTCCCTCGGTTCTTAACATCGGAATAATCGTAAGTTCCGGCAATATCATTGCACCAGTCACAGCACCCAGCTACCGCAACACGTTCAATCACTGCCTCAATGCCAGATTTGAATTGAAATTCTACATTTTCCTTAATCGTATCATCAACAATCGTAATGGAATTGTTAATAATCGGTTCATTCAGTAGCCACTTGCCCTCATCATAGGTTTCGTAGGCTACCAGCTTGTCAATGATGTTTTCAATATTTTCTCTGCCCATCTTGGCAATCCTCGCACCCAATGGAACGTTGTTCCTGGCATTTTCCAATTTCATGACCTGTTGTGCCATCTCTGCCACCACGTTATAGTTCATCTCACACGCTGGCATGACCACATTCATGGCAATGTTGTAAT